GTAGACGCTGGTAAGGCCATGCGGTACGCGATAGCCAAGTCGGCGACGAAGGGGCTAACCGAGGATGCAAAGCGCATCTACCACAAGGCCATCGACGCGACGACGACCGCCGATGAGAAGCTTTTCCTCGATGCGGTGAAAGAGCTTGGAGCCGGACAGCATGTGCAGATTAGCGCCGAGTTCCGAGCCGCGCGTAAGCTCGGACAATCGTATACCCAGGCCATGGATACGGCGTGCGAGGTCGTGTTCGGAAAGTCGGCCGATGAAGCCGTGGCCGCGAGATTGACCCCGCCCTGGATGACTACGATGCACGACGGGGCGACAAAGGCGGCGGACCTGCTTGGCCTGCCTCCCAACTTCGACCTCTACAATATCCAGTTTGAAAAGTGGATCAAGGAAGTCGGGGCGCAGCAGATTTCCGGGGCGATAAACCAGACGACGAAGGACGCGCTACGGGCGACCATCGCTGAGGCAGTGAAGGATGGCGAGACTTCGGCGAAGATCGCGGCGCGGATCGCGGATGAGTTCGAGAAGCTTACCGGCTCACCGATGACCGCCTCGCGCGCGATGAACATAGCCCGGACGGAATCGCAACGCTCGATCAATTACGGGCAGCTCGTAACCTACAAGACCGAAGGCGTGGGCCGCAAGGAATGGCTCGCCAACTCATTCGGCCCGGATGCGCGAGAAGGGCATCAAGCTATGAACGGAACCGTAGTAGGCGTGAATGAGGATTTCGAGAACCCCGAGACGGGGGCGACTGCCCCGGCTCCTGGAATGTTTAATGACCCGGCCGAGGATTGCCAGTGCAGGTGCGCGCTACTCCCGGTCATAGAAGGAGAAACGGTATGACCCACGAAATCCAGAAGGTAGACGAATTATCGCGCGGGGGCGTAACGATTGATGCACCCCATGAGCGCATACACGCGGGCAAGCTTTTTACCGGCAATATCTACAACGCATCCATCGGGGTAGCCGTTGCCGATTATCTCATCTACCCGGGCGTTGACGAAGAGCCGCACTTGACCATCGAGTTTTCCTCACCGCTCGCGGGGGATGTGACGCTCTACAAAGACCCGACGCTTGAGGGCGGCTTGTCCTCGGGCGCGGGCGATATCGCGGTCACGGTGCGGGGCATCGCTGACACGATATCAGTCTCCGACAATCAAACGGCGGCGCAGCTCGCTACGGCGATAGCGGCGGGGACGTGGACGGGGTGGACGGCGGCGGACAGCACTAATACCGTGGTATTCACGGCGGACGCGGTAGGCGTACAGACCGGAGCGAATGCGATTGACCTCGGGGCAGTCCTGGATACTTACGGGACCATCGAGGTTACCACGCCGGGCGAGGCTGCGGTCGCTGAGGTAATCACGCTCACGCTTTTTGCGTTCGGTGGTACGGACATCGCCTTTGTAAATAACAATTTCGGATCGGCCGAAACCACGACTAGCAAGATGGTTTCTGGCACTTCGTTCGCGACTCCGGGGACGCTTCTCACGAAGACCTTTATTGGCGGCGGCGGCGGGATAGCCCCGGGCGGCGCGGTTGGCCAGCGCGTAGAGTTTGAATGCTCGCGGGCGCATCCGATGTTGATACGGTTCAACTCGACGGAAGTCTCGAACAAGTTTGCGGCTAACGTGTACTTCTATCTTGAGGACTAAGGGGGCAATATGAGCATAAAAGAAGTTTCCCCCGGTAGATATGAACTACTTATCCCTATTACTACATCCGAAGCTGAGGGGATGGAGAGGACACTAATCTTCACCGCTACAGATGAGACGATAGATCGGAGCGAGGATATCATGCGCTTCGATGGCTGGAAGTTTAATAACTACCTAAAAAATAGCGTCGTCCTTTGGGCGCACAATCGGAAAGAGCCATCGGTTGCTAAGACGATAAAGATAGAGGCTGACAACAGGGCTCGTGCGTGGAAGTTTTATGTCAAGTTTCCAACGATTGAAGAGTTGTCCTCAGACACAAGCCACCCGAGCGAACACGCTCTTTTTTGTGACTGTCTTTATAACTTGTATAAAAATAAATACCTTAACGCCGTTTCTGTCGGTTTTGACGGCGAGGGGAAGTATCGCAAGGATTCAAAGAACGGGCACGGGATTGATTTTACTAGCCAGGAATTATATGAGCTTTCGCTCGTTCCGATTCCGGATAATCCGAACGCCTTACAGCGGGCCAAAGAGGCCGGGATACATGTCGAATACTACATGAAGGGGGTCAATATGACCGTGGAGAAGTCCGGCGCTAGGCTCTCGAAGACCTCGCGCGAGCGGCTTGAAAAACTCGCGGGGGAGCTTCGCGCTTTCCTTGATGAGGACAAGCCCGAGGAAGAGGAAGGGTGCGATAAGGGCACCGGCATCGAGGAAGGGACCGGGGAGACGGGCGGGATCGAGAAGCCGAAATCCGCAGACGTTCCGACCGAGAAAGTTTTGGTTTTAGGGGTTTCGGCCCTTGAGATAGAAAGCCTCCGCTAGACGGAGAAGACAAGGAGAAAGGTATGGAGAACAAGGCCATGACCGAGAAAGAACTTGTCGACCTCATTGACAAACGCGCCGACGAGAAGATCGTCGCGATGAAGGCGGAGGTCGCCGAGTACCAGAAGGGGATGGAGGCTAAGTATGCCGCCGTCCATAAGCAACTGACCGACCCCGAGATGGACAAGCAGAAGGGCCTCACCCCTGCCGTCCGCATGGGTCGTTTCATCAAGGCCCTCGCGGCCGGGCGCGGCGATAGGGCTTCTACGGTTGCCTTTGCCAAGCAGATGTACGACGGCGACGAGATGTCCATTGGCTTCATCGAGAAGGCCATGGGCGCGACCGTCCCGAGCGACGGCGGGTACTTCGTCCCGAACGTCCTCGCCTCCGAGGTGATACCGTACCTGTACAACAAGATCGTCGTACGGAACGCGGGCGCGCGCGTGGTCCCGATGCCCAACGGCAACATGACCGTAAGCCGCTTCGACGCGACCGCGACCGGCTATTGGATCGGCGAGAACCAGGCCATTACCAAGAGTCAGCCGACCATCGGGTCGATCAAGCTCAACGTCAAGAAGGCCGCCGGACTCGTCCCCATCAGCAACGACCTCATCCGCTCGGCGGACATCAGCGCTGACCAGTTCATCACCGATGACCTTGTGATGGTGATGAAGGCCCTCCTCGACTACAACGCGCTCTACGGAACCGGGACGCAGTATAAGCCCGCTGGCCTCGACACCCTGATTGCTTCCGGCAACAAGGCGGGCGGGACCACCACGGCGATGACCTACAACGATCCCTACAACCTCAAGCGCCTCGTCGAGCGGGCGAATACCCCCATGGTGTCCCCCGGATACATCTGCAACTCGGACATGGAAACTTGGATATCCAATTTCAGGACCACGACCGGCGCGCTGGTGTTCCCCGAAGTGGCTCAGGGCAAGCTCCTCGGCAAGCCCCTCCACGTCACCAATGCCATCGTCTCCGGCGGCACGACCTACGGAACCGACCTCTATTCTGACCTCTGGTACGGCGATTGGTCCGAGTTCCTGTGGGGCGAGCAGATGGCGCTCATGATCGACGCCTCCCGCGAGGCTTCGTACTCCGACGGCGGGACGAATAACATCTCCGCCTTCGCTTCGGATCAGACGGTGATACGCGCTATCGCCCTCTGTGACTTCAACATCCGGCATACCACGTCCTTCGCCAAGGGCGTGTATGCGATGAAATAAGGAGGAGCCATGAAACGCAACTTGCTCCAAAATGTTACCACCCTTAAAGCGGTCGCGCTGTCTGCCCTGGCGACTACGACCGCTAAGGCTGGCGAGACAATCGACCGGCTCGGGTACGACTCGGCTATCCTTTCCATTTTTTGGGAAGCGGTCAGCGCTCCCGGAGCCTCGACAATCGTTCCGACCCTGGCTGAGGGTTCGACCACCTCGCCCGCGACGGCCGTAACGCTGAACACCGCTCTGGCCACCGCCACGGCGACCACTGTGGGCGGGATTGACAACTATCATCTCGACCTGCGCGGCCTGGATCGATACATCAAGCTGACGCTGACCCCGGCCATTGCGGGCGGCGGTACCGTGCTTGCTGGTGCGACGATCACCCTCGGCGACAAAAACGTCGGCCCCGTTCCTTCGGCCGTGACCATCTACAAGAAGGCGTAAGGATATGGCGCTGATTGCGGGAGCGATGACAACCCTAGCCGATGTCAAGGCGTTACTCGGGATAACCGATACGACGCAAGATGTACGGCTCGAAAATCTCATTAACCGCACCAGCGCCATGATCGCATCGTGGTGTGATAGGGTGTTCACCCGATCCACCTACACCGCAGAGTCATATACCGGCACGAATCGGCAGGCGCTAGTCCTCCGGCAATGGCCGATCGTGTCGGTTTCTTTAATCACTGATAACGGGGTTACGCTTGCAGCCGCTGAGTATGAAACAAAATCGCAAGACCTCGCGCGCGGTGAAGTCTACAAGGCCGGGGGATGGAATCAGAATACGACCTACGCGACGGGGTTGACCTCCGACGTGTGGGCGAGTGGCCGGGATTACGCCGTCACCTACATAGCTGGATACTGGATGCCCGGGGACGTGACGACCGCTCCGGCCGATCCGCATTACGTTGTCGGAGATCCGGCAAGCCTTCCGCTTGAATTAGTTTCCCTCTGCGAAAGTATGGTAGCTGCGGCGAATACTGCATGGAAGTTTCAGGCGCAAGGCTTGAAGCGGATCACCGAGGGCGGGCTCACCTACGAATGGGGGAGCGGGATCGGATACGGGCCGCATGGAATCCCGAACGACCTGGAAGCCGTCATAAACCGATATGCTAGGAGGGTTTTCGCATGATCCTCCGGCATTCGGTTGTATGGCTTACGGCTACAATAACGCGAAACTCTGAGGGTATGCCCGTCAAGACGTGGGCGGTCCTCAAGACTACGCGCGCGGACGTTCAGCCCGCGAACCTCACAGAAAACGAGGTGAAACTTTTTGGACTATCAAGCCAGCAATCGAACGCCAAGCGAATCTATTTCGAGGCCGACGCTTCCATCGTCGAGGGATTGCGCGCCTATAGCGGCGGGCAACTATACGACATCCGAGGCGGGAACGCATGGGATATCCATGGAGTCGTACTTGGCATCCCGGTTATCGGCGAGGTCTATGCTCCTATTGCGCCGACTGTCACTTACTTCGGGCCGCTATCGGGACCCGTCGGAAGCACCGTTACTATCCACGGAACAAGCTTCGTCGGAGTAACGGGCGTGGTGATCGGAGGCAGGGCGGCCATCGTTTATAGCGTCGTGGATTCTTCGACCATTACGGCGACGGTTCCCTTGCTTGCTACGACGGGGAAGATATCCGTCACAACCGCAGATGGTACAGGGTTGAGCGTTGAATCGTTCACGGTGACGCCATGAGCGATATCGACGCCCAGGTCGCCGACCTTTTAGCGGATTTCAAATCATACGGGCAACAGGTATACACCTGTGTAGGTAAAGCCGTTTTGAACGGGTGCCTAACCGTGGAGCGGGAGGCCAAGCAAGAGTTCCGTGGGAGCGATGAGGATAGCTGGACCGGATCATTCCCGCGCGTTCAGACGGGGAAGCTCCGGGCGAGCATAACGCATCGCGTGAAGGACGAGGACAAGCAGATCGTCGGCGAGGTCGGTACAAACGTGGAATACGGGATTTATCTTGAGTTCGGAACTTCCAAGATGTATCCGCATCCGTTCATGGGTCCGGCCTACGATAAGCACGAGAAGGAAATAGGGGACAAGATCGAAGCGGCAGAAAAAGAAGCAGAGGAGAGCGTGTTCTAATGCTGGACGTAAAGCCTTGGGTGTATGGAAAGCTAGCCGCCTCTTCCGCGCTTGTCGCGGTGCTTGGGTCAGTAGATCGGATCGAGTTCTTTTACCCGACCGATCCGACGAACCTCCCGAAGCTCACCTACGCCGAAACGAATCAGCCTAGCGCGGCGTACTACGATGACGCATCAAAGGGCGCGGAATCGAGCATCGAGATCCACGTATGGACGGCGGTTAATGTTTCAACTTCGGCAATATCCAAAATAGTTGACACGATCATGCACGGGCTTTTGTTTAATACGGATTTCAGCGGGGATTTCCAGGAACCGGAAACGCGCATAAATCATCGGGTCTTGCGGTATAGACGATTATTGACCGCGCTAGATTTAGTGTAAAGGAGAGCCAAAATGGCCGCTAACACTCAACAGTTGAGGATCGGCGCGAGCGACTTCGTGTACGCCGTGCTAACGGAATCCTCGGACGTTTCGGGCGGAACCCCTTCCTACGGGACCGTAACTTCCTGTCCGAATATCAAGAGCATCGACTTCGATCCCGCGTCGAGCCTGTTTACCGGGTTCTATGACGATGGGCCGAAGTTCGCCGCCGACACCGTGGGCGTGATGAAGCTTACCGCAACGTGGGCCGACCTTTCGCCGACCAACGAAGCCGCGCTTCTCGGGCACACGTACACGGGCGGGCAGGTGCAGAAAAAGGCGACCGATCAAAGCCCCTATGTCGCCATCGGGTGGAAGACGCTGCGGACCGGGACCAATAGTGGCGCGCTC